TGCGCGTCTTCTGGCTGCTTACCAATATATGCTGGTGGCCGAACGCCGATGTTGTTTATTCTGATTTTCATGTTTCTGGTTTCCAGTTTGGGTCAACAGGAACAGCGTTACTTGATGCCGCCGTCCGTGTCAAAATTATTTTCAAGAAATTTTAATGGCAGCCTTTTTGCTCAGAGTGCGCGGCTAGTCCCCTTTACCGCTACTGCCAAAACTGTTGGGTCTACCGCCGGAACTTTCCAGCGGTGGAGATTGGTTACTCTAGTAAGCTGACTAAGACCAATAGTACGGCGACCAAAATAAGCATTGGTGTTAGGTCCATGTCGTCTTTAGTGTCGGTTTAAAGTTTGGTTTCCGGCGTAATGCGTCATATATGGCTAGTTAAGCGGTGTAATGCGTCATGTATGATGCGTTAAAAGCCCCATGAAAGAATCGAACTTTCGTCAGATGATTACAAATCAACCGTTTTACCATTAAACTAATAGGGCAGAAATTTGACGCATAACTAGATGCTATGGTCCTCCAAAAATTCCCGTTTGAACATGGATTCAGTAATGTCTGGATGCCATGCCATGTAAGTCATTACGGTGCGAAACACCGTAATAAGATCTTCCAACGGCACATCTCGCGGAAACGAGAACTCCATCTTGCTTCCTTCGTGTGGGATCTCCACCGTGATCTTCATTTGTCGGTCGTTGTTCATGAGTACGGATCGTTGTATTTAAGATCACAGTCTTCGCAGATCCAGCCGTAAACCCAATGGTAGATATAACGGCGTCCGCACTTGCATTCTTCTTGAGGTTCCGGTTTGGGATCACAAGTTTCTTCAAGGTCGCAATTTGCGACCTTACGGCGGTAGGTTCCGTCGTGGACTTGCTGTTCTATCCAATGAGGGATATAAAGCGTTAGCCAGTCGCCAGAGCCAACGTAGACTTCATCGCCGTCTCGCAGAATCTCGCCCTCTTTCAGGATGCGGTAGCCCAATTCAGCCCAACCATCTACGATTTCTTTATCGAGTTCACGCCACATGTCTTCAACAAATTCAGCGAGAGCGTCTTCTTCGTCAAGCTCGTCAAGTGCACCCCAATCTTCTTCGTATGACATACCGCCGCCAACATACTTCTGCGCCTTGTTCCTGTCATCCTGTAGCTTGCCACAATAGCCAGCATCCATAAGGATGTTCGCGCTACAGGCAACGTGTGCCAGATGCGAGATACCGGATTCAGGGTCCAGATCTTCGCCATCACGCCACGCGTTCAAGTGTCGAAGGATTGCGTTGACATACGTACTAGCGCACACGCCAGTCTCGCGCCAGTTCCATGCTCCGTACTTGTCTGCGCCCAACTTGTGGACCCATGCGGTCTGTTCCATTGCGTGTGGTGGGATCAAGCCCAACGGTACTTTAACTGCGCCAGCTGCGCCTTTTGGATCATTGTAGTTCATATTGATTATTTGTGTTCTCATCTAACAGTTCTATCTTTTGTTTGTATTCTGCTGCTTCATCAAATTTTCCAGCTTCAACAGCTGCGTCGTGCATCTTCAAGAGTTCGTTATAAGTGAATTCTTTTTTCTTGCGGAAGATTTCATCAAAATGATTTCTGAATGCTTCGCCGTTTACGGCTCGCGGCAAATCACCCTTTCCTGCTCCAGTTCCAAATGACATTGTATATTGTGTATTGTGGTTAAGATTTCCGCCAAAATAAACGCGTCCAAATAAGAGTAAAGAAAAAATTTCAGAAATTTTACACGCCGTGAATTGCCTGTAAATTTTCCGTCTTTATCCGAATTGCCTTCATAACAGATTCTTCAATCGTACCAGCGGCGACTAGAATTTTCTGGATGGCGTCCGACTTGGCTCCGTTGCGGTGTATCCGGCCCAATACTTGCAAATAATCCTTTGCGTTAAATGTCGGGCAAATAAGTGAAATACGCGGACGTTCTCCACGGATATCGTGCAACGACAAACCAGTCCCACCAGCAGCGATATTGACGACAATGCAATATGCTGCGTCCTTTTGGAAGTCGTCGATTGCCTGTTGTCTTTGAGCGGCGTTCTGGTTGCCATCAATCTTTGGACAATTCAGCAGACCACATAAAGCGTTTACCGTATCTGTGAAGTTCACGAAGATCACAACGCTGTTGCCACCGTCCATGAAGTCCTCTGCCATTTCAACAATATCTGGCACTTTGAATGACTCTGCCAGTTGTCGTGCTTTTAGGATGTTCACCAAAACGTGTTCACTATTTGAAACGGACCCATTCAATATGTACTCATCAATGATCGCCGGAGTAATGCCCAACTGCTCATATGCTTTGTCGATCTTCTTGAGATCCTTGAATTCTGTGGGCTCCACGAAAACACGATTGTCGCGGAAGCTATCGGGAAAGTCTGCTACCGTAAGTTTGTTGCAATTAACTCCGTACATCATATTGCGGAGCGGAGCTAGTTTTGTTCTGGTTGCCAGCTTCCAGCTACCCCAATCATCTTGATAACAGCCGTATTTCATCATCCAGCTGTACCAGCTCGCGAGACCGTTCTCTGGCTTGTTGAGCGAGTGCAGCCCCAACAGATATCCTAACGCCCGCATCTCAGTAGGGTCTTCAGCAGCAGTAGCGGACATGCCGTGCACTGCGTATTTCTGCTGGACTAGCGAAACCACCAGTTGGGCGTTCTGAGTATATGGCCCTTTGCACTTGTGAATTTCGTCAACCAGTACCAGCGTGTCTTCTGGCAATGACCAACGCATGATCTTCTTTCCCGCTTTGGAGAGCCACTTTGTCTTTCCACCACGAATCTTCTCAAAGTTAGTGATGAACAATGGCGTTATTCCATGTTCGGCAAACTCCCGCTCCCATGATGGGACAACCGCTTTCGGGCAAAGTACAGCGACAGGCTTTCCAAAATCTCTGGCCAGATGAACTGCCACAACTGTCTTGCCAGTTCCGACGCTTGAGCTGTCAAGCGTGTTGATTTTATGTTGGTGATTGCAGAGAAAAAATTCTTTGGCATCATCCTGCTTGGGAAATAGTGTTTTCATTCGAGAAGGCTCTTACTCGAAGATCCGAACGAAGTCGAGAAATAAATTGAAAAATTTTTTAATCGTTCAAAATCTCGTCCTCTGGATCGGCCCACGACATGAAGGCCGGAGTGTTTTCACCTACCCATGCGCCCTCCACGTTGTAGTAGAAGTATTCGATTGCGTCCTCTTCCGTCATTTCGCGCTGAAGGATCTCAAGACATTTCTCGAAACTGTATACGGCGAATGGTTTTCCAAACTGGCGGGCGATTCCCATAAACGCTTCTTCAAAGCCGTCTGCAAGGATGACTTCTTCTTCGTCGTCAAGGCACTGTTCAAGTGTGGTTGCGATGTCCATATTTTTGTCTGGTATATTGTGCGATGAGGAAAGCGTCAACTATGCCGTCATGCGGCACAGTGCAGCGGTTGTTCTTGCGCCAGTCCTCATCTGGAGCAAGCTCGTTTGCTTTCTTCAAAGCAAAGACTTTTGTCTGTGACTTAGGCACTTTGCCCAACAAAGACTTCTGCCAGTCCAGTACTTGGATCGGCTGGACTTTGAGGTGGTGGGACTCGCACATTCCTAAGATCTTGCCGTACGAGATCCCCATCGAGCGCATCGCTTGAGAAGACTTCGCATGTTTCAGCGGTTCCTCAATCCCGATCAATGGTTCGGTGTGCAGGTCAGTGATCCAGTTAAAGATAGTACATATATCGACTTCTCGCTTGCCGGAGCGTTCGAATGTTGGCGTCGCCAACTTGTCGATGATAGATCCGTTGTGCGCTGATATGGCACAAAGTCCGCCGTCGAGTCCGTTGTCGATGCCGATGATCATTCCATATTTTTTTCGGTTTCTTTTTTATACTGTTTAGCAATTTTCAAAGCGATCTCTTGAAGCTTCTTGTCCGTGTCCACTTTCTTTTTTGCATGTATCACAGTAGAATGGTCGCGATTAAATAGTAGTGCAATTTCCGCTAAAGTACAATCCATTAAAGCTTTCATCAATGACATCGCAGCGTGGCGAGCTTTTGAAATTCTAGCCGTTCTATTCCGACTAAATAGGTGTTCTGGTTCACAAGTAAATTCTTGTGAAACTAAAGCCAAAATCAAACTTTGATTTTCTTTATTAAAGCGTCTATCCATTACACTCGTAGGTTGTCGATAATATCGGCACGAACTAAAACTCCATCGCCACTTTCAGGTACATGTATCGTACTCCCTTTGGTCAGCGTTTGTAAGAAAAATACTTCTTTTGCAGTATATGGAAATACACGATAGAATAAACCTTCCAATTGTTTTACATCAAATGTGAAGTCATCATTCGGTAGATTTCTTTTTACCAAAGAAATTGAATTAAATTCAGGTATTTTGTATTTGAACATATTAGGATTCTACATCGATTATGGTTGGTTTCATTTTGGATACACTGCCGTTTCCACGATCTGCTTTTGAATTATTCAGAATGGATATGTCAATGTGCATTTTACTTTGTCCTCCTCCACTTTTTGAGTTAAGTCCCAAATTGCGTCGGATTAATTGGTCTAGTTCTGAAAGTTCCCGAACAGTCTTCGGCCCCCTCAAATTCTTCATGGAATCGCGTAGCAACTTGATTCCGGCAGCTGCGATATAATGTTGGTACTTATCGGCTGGTGTGGATTGCGCTTCAGCAATATCCATCATTGCGGAATCCTCTGCGATTCTGGCATCGTGTTTAGCCAGACGAATCGCATCTTCTGTGTATTCTTCCAGATTCCCCTCAAGATCTATTGCCAACTGATCGGTATATACATCAGCGACTGGCTTGTTCTTTGGGCGGGCAAAACCATTCTTCTTAGCTGGAATACCAGCCTTCTTAAACCACCGACGAATTGTTCCAGTATGGACGTTCAATTCTTTCGCAATAGTCTTTATCTTATAGTCTTTAGCGTACATTTCCAAAGCTCTTTCAAGCACTGGATTTTCGGTATCAGAGTCGTCGTTCATTAGTTGTTGACGATGTGTTTAAAGCAGTTAGGATAACCGCGCAAGTAAAAAATGAGTTCTTCCGCAGAAAAAAATAAAAAATTGTTGGAGCCACGTATTGATCCGACGACAAAGAAAATGGATGTCGGCGGCTTGTTGATCCCGCCAACCAATCTTTTGACGGCCCTTTTGTACGGTTTTGCGAACCACACTAATCCGCGAGCCAAAGAATTCTACTTCTGGCGATGCTGTGATGAGCTGTGGAATAATCCCGAAATGCCGGAGCCACTAATGGTTCGACATCCGTGGGCGGAAGAAATGATCCGTGCTGCTATCCGCAACAAGTATCTAGCAATCGGAGGTTCCGCCAGTTCTGGTAAGTCTCATACGATGGCTGCGTGGGGTATTATCAACTGGCTGTCAGAGCCGCAAGACACGCTGGTAATGATGACCAGTACAACTCTGCGGGAAGCCAGACGGCGGATTTGGGGTTCCGTGATTTCGCTACTGACGGTTATTCAGGCTGCACCGTGCAAGATTCGGGATTCAATTGGCAGCGTAGCCTACATCAATGAGAACGGGGATTTGATCGAACGGGCTGGTCTGATGCTGATCGCAGCTGAAAAGAGCAAGACTCGCGAAGCCGTCGGCAAGTTCATCGGTATCAAGCAAAAACGAGTCATCGTCATCGCGGACGAGCTTTCCGAATTGTCGGAGGCTATTCTCCACGCTGGTCTGACCAACTTGTCCAAGAACCCATTCCTCCAGATGATCGGGATGTCCAACCCGAACAGTCGCTTCGATGCGTTCGGTGTGTGGGCAGAGCCAAAAAAGGGGTGGGAATCGGTAGATACTAATACGGCAGACAATTGGGACACGAAATGGAATGGTTATTATTTGAGGCTAGACGGCGAGCGGAGCCCGAACATTCTGGCTGGCGAGACTCTCTATCCGTGGCTACCGACAGAGGAAAAGCTGGCGGAAGATAGGGCGTTGTTGGGTCAGGAATCTCGCGGCTACATGCGAATGGTCCGCGCTGTGTTCTTTGACAGTGATGAAACTCAAGGCATCTACAGCGAGGCGGAGATTGCATCCAGCAAGTCAATGAGCAAAGTCGAGTGGGCAGCGAAGCCTATGCTGGTGGCGGGACTAGATCCAGCTTTCACAAACGGCGGCGACAGGACGATCCTTTACACAGCCAAAGTTGGGTACAATAAGACGGGTCACTACGTACTGGAGTTCGACGAAGCGATCCATTTGAACGATGACGCCACTAATAAGGCAGTGCCACGTACATACCAAATAGTACGTCAGATCAAAGACCACTGCGTTAGGAAAGGTATATTGCCGGAAAATGTGGCCGTTGACGCCACTGGCGCTGGCGCTCCATTCTGCGATGTTCTAGCTGGCGAATGGTCTCCATCGATATTCCGCGTTAGTTTCGGTGGTAAGCCCTCTGATAAGCGGGTTAGCGCCAACAGCAGGCTAACTGGTGAAGAACTCTACGTGAACCGTGTATCCGAACTCTGGTTCGTGGGAAAGGAACTCATGAGAACTAAACAAGTGTTTGGAATTTCTGCTGATCTGGCTCAAGAAATCTGTGCCAGAAACTATGAGCTGGTAAAGGGTGGGTCCCTTAAAGTGAAGATCGAATCAAAGCCAGAGTTCAAAGCTCGTTTTGGTCGTTCGCCGGACTTAGCGGACGCGGCCTTTCTCGCTCTGGACTGTGCCCGCCAGCGTTTGGGTCTAGTGGCTATGGAGCCGCCGAACGATGAAACTAGTTCCGGATTCCGGAAACAGGTGACAATTAAGTCGCTCCAGAGTGCCCTTTCGTCGGACATGACAGTGGCTCTGGATTAAGGATACGGGATTCCCGAGCGGGAATCTTATGTGCCGTTCGTGTGCAAATAAATAAATTTGTTCCCGTTCGGTAATCCCGTGACCTAATGTGTCCCAAATTTGGATAGTCTAAAAAGTCTTTAACATATTGGTGTGGCTAATGTGTCGGACACATTAGGTAAGCCAAAATAAAAAACACTT